CATTCATTCGCGTCGTGTCATATGACTCACTTTGTACGCGCAATGTGTTAAGCAGTCTTTGTCGCATTGTTTTTTGTATTTATATTGTTTAAAATTAGTTGGTAGTGTTCGACATCCATGCGCACTATGTTGTTATCCATGCGTCATGATAGCAAAGTCGCGAACGCATTATTGCGCGATTCTCAAACACATACAACTTTTGCAAATTATATCACCATGCGCGGTGAGATGTGTTCGTACCTACCTAATGGTCGTGAACATGTTATTAATGAGAGTGGAAAATGGGCGCGCAATGGTCGTCAAGATATGAAGGTCGCGAAGATGGCGAAGAATTTATTAACTGAATTAGCAATTATAAATAATGATATTCAAGCTACTGACTTAGAAAAATTTAGCAATTTAGTCAAGTCATATATTTCAGTTATTGGCGATGAAGATGGCGATGGCAAAAAAATAACATTTGAAGTCGTGAATGGTCGTAAAATTTACGACGCATATTTAGAGACTAACTATTCAAAGATATTAGGCACTGATACTAATTTATTTAATTCATGTATGCGATATGATTCATGTCAAAATTATTTAGACATATATGTCGACAATATCGATGTAGTGTCGTTATTGGTGGCGAATGATTGCAATGGCAAAGTATTAGGACGCGCAATCTTATGGACGATGCACGATGGCAAAAAAGCGATGGACACAATTTACGCGCACGATTCACTTACTGCATCGTTTATACAATGGGCGAATGACAATAACTATTTTTACAAGTCGCGACAATCATGTCACCACAATGACTTTGATAAACATTTGACAGATGGACACATATACTTACCATGTGTTATACTTAAGCATTTTGATTATAGCGAATATCCATATATGGATACTTTGTCAGTATTAGAAGATAACCAGTTGCGAACGCATAATATTACTAATGAATATCGCATATTAAAAAGCACTGATGGTGGATTCGAAGACTGCAATCGTAATGTGTTTGATGTTTATAATAATTGCGAAGTAGATGAAGACGATGCAAGATATGTCGACTATCGTCGTCCCAATGGCAATCATATTGAGGGCTATGTAAGTGTTGACGACTTAAGCGATATCGCACATGGTGGATGGGTATTGTCGTGTGATTGCGTCGATGTAGATGGTGAAGACTACTTAAGAGACGACGATAATATCTGCTATGTAGAGACGCGAAGCGAATGGTATTTGATGGACGATTGTCGAAGCGATTATAATGGCGACATGATTCATCAAGACGATGCAATCGAATTATGCAACGATGTCTATAAAGGCGACTATGCGTACGAAGACGATGCGACGATATGTATAGTTGATGGTGAATATTATTTGAACGAAGACATGATAAAAGTTGATGGTGGCATGATATATAAAGAAAACATCGAACACTACCAACTAATTTTAAACAATATAAATACAAAAAACAATGCGACAAAGACTGCTTAACACATTGCGCGTACAAAGTGAGTCATATGACACGACGCGAATGAATGAATATATAATTAATGAACTACATGGTATGGGATTAATACCAATAATGGACAAAGGTAATATCTATGTGACTAAAGGTGACGCGCGTGATTATCCATGTATCGTGTCACATACTGATTCAGTTCATAAAATAATACCAGATGAAGACTACACAATACTACATGACGATTCAGTCGCGATGGGATTTAATAAGCGCATCAATTCACCGAGTGGATGCGGTGGCGACGACAAAGTTGGTATTTATATATGCCTTGAATTATTGCGCGACATGGACAATATCAAAGTAGCATTTTTTAGGGACGAAGAAGTTGGATGTGATGGTAGCTATGATGCAGATATGACTTTTTTCAAAGATGTGCGCTTCGTACTACAATGCGATAGAAAAGGCAATAATGACTTTGTGAATGAAATATATGGCGCACAATTACAATCCAAGCGATTCAAAAAAGAAGTCGCAAAGATTATAGGCGCATATGGTTATAAGTTCACAAGTGGGATGTTAACAGATGTGTACGCGCTTAATCAGTTGGGTGTGGGTGTGTCAGTTGCAAACATGTCATGTGGTTATTATAATCCACATTGTGACGATGAAGTCGTGAACTTTGAAGATGTGGAAAATTGTCTTTGTATGTGTCGCCATATCATGAATGACATGACAAGTGTGTACGAATGTGCATATACACCTAAAAAAGAAAATTCGTTTTCTTATGTGTCAAAGTATTATAATACCTATAATGAATGGGATGGATGGGACGAACATTACACCAGTGCAACAAAAGTCAGTAACGAATGGGCGAAGTGTCAAGCGTGTGACGAATTAGTCGAAGCGAAGACGATGGTATATTCGCGTGACTTTAATTGTGATGTGTGCGACTCATGTCAAAAGTGGATGGAAAAAGTATAATATGTGTGTGTCGTTTATATGTGTAAAGCGGGACTCAATATCCCGCTTTTTTTATGCCATATTGCACACCAATATAGAAAACTTATTTTAAGGCGATTAAAGGCGCTAAAAAAAGTTAGTTGACACATAGACATTAAGGCAAAAAATAGATCCAAAAATGAGGCTTAAAATGGCCTACAAATTGATTCTAACATGAATGTAATATACCTATATTGCAAAGGTGCATTATTTGATTATATCAAAGTTCAAACATTAGTTGTTTATGCAACTAATAGACATTTTTATATGATAGGGCAAAAACCTGCCAAAAACTCTATGCAAAAACCTGCTAAAAATCCCATGCGGACAAAAATCTGTTTGGATCAGCCAAAAACTTTTGTGAATATTTTAACATAAAAATCTTAAATAATACCAAAAACTTCTTAATTTCACCAAACAAAACAAAAAACCCATCTATGAATTTTGAATTAATCACCGCCAAGTATGATTGCAGATGCAGTCTAACTGGCAAAAACTTCAGTCGTGGTGACCAAGTGTACTACAACTACGAAGCAAAAACCTTTTTAGATCCTGTCTATTACGAGAATGTAATGAGCCAGGTCAATAACAATGGAATGCAAACCTATTTCCAAAGGCATCAAAAACTTAATAAGATTTACCCTAACACATAAAGTACTATCCCTACTAATTAATAAATTATAATCGTTAGTGGGTTATCCCAATGGGAGTAGGGATATTTTAAACACCAACAAAAACCTTAAACATGGCAAAATTCGAGTTTGTAACAGAAACAAATCCAGTAACACAAGCAGTAATTTATTACACTAGAAAAGATGAACTATTTATGGAGAATAGCTTAAGTCATACAATGGAAAAGGCTTATGATAGATTCATAAACATTTCTAGTGGAGTAAAGACTGAACCTATTATGCGAGTATTAGAAACAAGATATTCAATAACAAAATAAAATCCGCAATCGTGCACCCAACCCCATCACATCTAAAACAAAAAGGCCTTCGTGATTACTTCATGGTGACCATTGATGCCCAAAGAATCAAAAAGGATTACCTCTATCGTGGTATGTTTATCCATTGGGATAGCAAAAAACCCCTTGATAAGTTCTACTACTGGAGAGGAGATTATTTCACATCTATTGAAGGAGCTATGCGTTCTATTGATAGACATTACAAACTATATAAAAAACTAAAAAATGCTGATTAGAGATTATCGTGCCTTACTTAAGTATGGCGATATAAAAAAGATTTGTGAGGTTACAGGTTATTCACCCTACCTAATAAAAACTCGTTTAGCCAAGGCTGATGAGGAAATGATTGAGATTATAGAGGCCTTTTATAGTAAGAAAATTGAACAACTTAAAAACTCCATCTATGAACATCAAGAATAGAGAAATAAACTACTGGGCTATACCATCAGTTCGTAAGACTAAGTTAAACCCTAGACAAAGAGAGGCTATTGCTAACGAAATCATTGCCAAGGTATGCACCTATTACAATATCACTAATGAAGAAATTAGAGGTAAGAAAAGATACAGAACTATTGTAATGGCTAGACATATGTCTATGTTCTTAATTAGAACTAGAGTTAAGCTAAAGCTTAAAGCTATCGGAGATTTGTTTGGTAGGGATCATAGTACTGTTATGCACGGCATAGCATCTATCCAAGACCAATCCGATGTAGATGAGTTAGTTAGTACAGATATACAAAACCTAATCAATATTTTATAAATCAAAACACCAAAACCATGAGTGATTTTTCAAAATGGGATGAGCAAGAACAAAGATTGTTCGTTGCTAAAATCATCCACAACATCAACTATTCACAGAACAATTTGATCCTAATGAAAGCTTTAGTAGAGCTATGGGATACCTATCCAGTTCGTGAAGCCTTATTCTTTACACAAAATTTAATGAACCAAAAAACCCTATCTAATGGAAATGCAATTAACTAATCCTTCGTATGAATTAATCAACAAGGATTCGATGCTTAAACTTTCAACTGAATTATCTCAGTTGATTAAGGAAAAAGGACTCTCAAGTAACATACAAGGAAAGCAATTCGTGAATGTTGAAGGTTGGCAATTCGCTGGTGCTTCACTAGGATTAATGCCTATCATTACAGAAACTACTGACTTAACTAGAAGAGGAACAGAGCCTGGTCAAGTAGAAATTAAGTACATGGCCAAGTGCGAAGTGCGTAACATTACAAGCGGTCAGTTAGTAGCTACTGGAGTTGCTTTATGCTCAAACTTTGAAAGAAGTAAAAAAGGATTTGATGAGTATGCTATTTTGTCTATGGCACAAACAAGAGCAATAGGTAAAGCTTACAGAAACTTATTAGCTTGGCTAATGAAGGCTGCTGGATTCGAGGCGACACCTGCTGAAGAGATGGACTTTGCAGATGCGAAAGCAGATGCTAGGGCTAAGGAAGAAACCCCTACCAAAAAATCTAAAGTAGTTGAGGTGGTAGCAGAGGAAGTACCTGTTGAAATAAATCGTGAAGGCATTATTTACGATATACAAGATGCAAAAAGAATCAAGGACTTGACTGATATATTTTTTTCAAATAAGGAATATATAGAAAAAGACCAACAATTAATGAAATTAATGACGGCTAAAAAAGAATCGTTAACAACAAAAAAGAAATAACATGAGTAATTTACTACCATCTATTGAATTAAATTCAATTACACCATCCAAATTTAGCATAGAACTATTAAAGCAAGTAGTTGTGACACACTTTAGGGAAACAGGCGAGAACCCCCTTGAAATGCTCGTTAAAGCAGAAGCATTAGTTCAGTTGCTAGAAGGAATTAGGGCTGAATTAAAAGAAGATGTTATTAGTCAGTTAGACTTGCATCCTCAAGGCAAGGCAATCGTGCTTGATGCTGAGATTAGCAGAATAGAATCAGGAGTTAAGTATGCCTATGATGGTGACCATACATGGCTTAAGTATAACCAAGAGCTTGAGGCTATTAAGTTTAAGCAAAAGGAAAGAGAGTCTTTACTTAAGACTATCAAAGAGCCATTGGTTGATCCTGAAACTGGAGAGATGATTTATCCTGCTCCAAAGTTTAGTACAACTACTTTCAAAATATCCTTAAAGAAATAATATGAAAGTATTAGGATTTATTAAATTTTTCTTTATAGCAGTACCAATAGCGGTGCTGCTATTAATATTCTGTGAAACTTATTATAAAATCAAATCAATAAAACGACTATTTTGATACTACAATTAGAACAAACAATAGATGTTTTAACCCCACTAGGTTATGGAAAAGCAATCGCATGGATTGATTACGGAACAGATACTAACACCATATGGAAAGTGGTGTGTTACGATACAGGAAGAGTGCGTAACTTTTACGATGATGACATACTCGTTTACCCAAATGAAATGGATGGCGGTAAGGTAGATGAGGATTATTTTTCTAAAAGGCAGTTCCATCAAACAAACCAATCATTTATCAAAGGCCTAAAAAACCACTTTAAACCGAAATTAGATGTCACAGGAGATTAAAGGATTAGAGAACTCAATACCAATTAGAATGGTATATACTGATACCAAAGAAGAGGTGTTATTTAAGTCGGCAGCGGCAGCTAGTCGTAAGACAAAGATAGCCTCACAAGTAATCCGTGAATCATTAAACCCTATTGCTCGTAAGCGTTTTATAGTAGATAATAGGAAGGTGGTTTTTAGGATATCTAAGGAAGTTTAGTATATTTGTCATGAGTGTTGCAGACTCATTAAGAACTTATTGCCCTTGATACGAACCCCTAACTGCAACCTAGGGGGAACTTGATGGGGCTTTTTTATTTTATGAATACTGGAAGGATTGAAAAACAAGAAGTAGAAGACAACTACGCTAAATTGCCAAATGACATTTGTCAGTCAAAGAATTTATCACTAGAGCAAAAAGGATTAATGGCCTTTCTTTTAAGCTTACCAAAAGATTGGGTGGTTTATAAGGATAATTTACATGAGTTATTAGGGGATAAGAAAAATAAAGTTGATTTAGCTTTTAAGGGATTACAAAAAGCAGGTTATATTTTATCTTATAAAGTCGTTAACGAGAAGGGGCATTTTAAAGGATGGAATCATATTGTTTATGCTATTCCTGCTTTAGCTAACCGACCTCAAGAAAACCCGACCTCGGTTTTATCCGACATCGGGAAAACTACCCCTATACAAAGAAACAATCCTGTATTAGATACTATATCTTATACAAAGAAGAAGTTTATAGCACCATCTTTAGATGAAGTTGTTTTGTATTTTAAAGAGAATGGATATAAAGATGATGTAGCTAGAAGGGCATTTAACTTTTATAATACTGCTGATTGGCAAGACACTCAAGGAAGACAAGTAAAGAACTGGAAACAAAAGATGATTGGAGTATGGTTTAAGGATGAAAACAAAATCTCACAACAAGTAAAAATAAAACCTTTAAAATGATTCAAGTACAAGACCTACCAAAAAACCTAGATGTTGAAAGGAATATCCTTGGAGCATTATTAATCGATAAGAAATCATTGTCATTAGTAATCAACTACTTAAAAGAGGATATATTCTACGACTACAAGCATAAGCTTGTATTCAAGACAATCAGGGATATGTATGATAAGAATATACCCATAGATATCACTACCCTATACCAAAGAATCATAGATGCTAAACAAACGGATCAAGTTAATGCCTACTACCTTTCTGAAATGACCAAGGATGTAGTATCAACTGCTCACCTAGAAACCCACATAGAATTAATCATAGAGCTATATAAGCGTAGGATGTTGGTGGTGCTGGGTGGAGAGCTTGTTGTTGGGGCGACTAATGGCGAAGCTGAAACCATGGACTTTATGGCTGAGGTATCCAAAAAACTCATTCAGCTACAAGAGTTTGGTAATATCTATGAGAAGATGATGGAAGATATTATTTTATCAATCAATTATTCTCGTGATATGGCTCAAAAAGGAGGTTTATTGGGCTATAACACAGGTTTTAATGAGCTAAACAATACCCTATGCGGATGGGTTAAACCTGACTTAGTAATCGTAGCTGCAAGACCAGGTATGGGTAAGACTGCCTTTATGCTTTCTAGTATCTATCAACTAGCTTGTTTAGATAGCGTTCCTACGGCTGTTTTTAGCCTTGAAATGAGCTCTGAGCAGTTAGTTGAAAGGTTAGAGTCAATCAGCTCTGGGCTGCCCTTAAAATGGCTTAGAATGAATACTATCGATGATGCACAAAGGAAGGTGCTTCTCAGAACAGATGACTTGTTATTGACTTCCCCCATACATATTGAAGATATGGGCGGTATTAGTGTTACACAACTTAGAGCAAAAGCTACCATCTTGAAACAAAAGTATGGAATCAAGGTAATCTTTATCGACTACCTCCAACTTATGAGTGGTACAGGCAAATCAAACCAAAACAGAGAGCAAGAGGTTAGCTACATAAGTAGAAGCCTTAAAGCCTTGGCTAAAGAGCTGGAAGTACCTATTATCGCCCTATCTCAATTAAGCAGAAGGGTAGAAGAAAGGGGAGATAAGATGCCTCAGTTATCCGACCTAAGAGAATCAGGTTCTATAGAACAAGATAGTGATGCGGTTATTATGCTTATGCGACCTGCTTACTATGAGATGACAGAGCCTATTGAGATTGGTGGTAAAGAATATGCTACTAATGATTTAGTTATCTGCAAGGTAGAAAAGAATAGACACGGACAAACAAAAAACATAGCATTAAGATTCTTACCTGAAACAATGAAATTTGAAGATTACCAATAACCAAAACAAATAATATATGAAAAATTCTATCGAGTATTTAATTAATGAAGTAAGTGAAATAATAACAGACACTCACTTAAATAGTATGCAGTATTTATTATTAGCAGATGCTTTAAAACGAGCAAGAGAAAAGCACAAAGAAGAAATAATAAACGCTAGACTTGACGGATTTAAAATTAGTGGGGAGGGCTGGAACGGAGAATATCCTTTTGAGGGAAAATCGGACAAAGAAATAAATATCAGAATTGATAACGAAGGATATTATAATCAAACCTATAACCAAAACAAATAACTTATGAAACAAGTGTATGTAAGCAACAATGTCGGAGATCCGTTAGAACACGATTACGACTTAAAGTATGAGGAAGGCAAAAGAACTTGCCTATATTCTCGCAATAGCGAATGGACTGAATATCTGCATGGACAAAAAGCAGGTTCTATTAAGGATATTGATGATGGGTTTTTAATTAAGATTGGCGAACAAAATATGAATCTAGACTATTGCGATATGCAAGTACTAAAAATCCTTTTACTATCTGATTTAGAAGATACAGATTACTTTGAGATTAGAGAATCAACAACAATTAAGAAATGGCCAAAGGTTACAGGAATAGAAGGAAGTTTGAGATAGAAGAAGCTAAGGCTAAGGATGGAACTTACCAGGCTATTAAGCTATTTGCTAAGAGCACCAAGGTTATTGTCATACATCAAACCGAAGCACTAAAGAAAAAGTACTTTCTACTTGAGTACGAAAATAATGGTGAACCTAGTGGCATAAGTGACACAAGAGCGGAATTTTTTGCATTTAACCTTGATTTAAGTGATAGAATAGTTTTTATAAGAGCAGAGTTCTTAAGGGTTAAAGCAAGGAGATACTGGCGAGTTGGAGAGATAAAAGTAAAGGATGGAATCAAGTATGTTAAGATGCCAACAGAAGAATTGATACGATGGTACTAATGTATATTAAATATATATATTAACTTTGACTCATGGCTTACATATCTGCAAGTGACTTAACAAAGATGATGATGGATTATCTAAAAGATAATGGATGCGAGGTATGGAGGAATAATAATCTAGCAGTTAGAGGTAGAGCATTCATTGGTAAGAAAGGAGTTCCAGACATCATTGGCTATAGTAAAAAGTATGGCCACTTTGTTTGCTGCGAGATTAAAGCAATCGGTGACAGACTCTCCTCGGATCAAATGGTGTTCTTAGAGGAGTTAGCTAACGCAGGAGGAACTGCAATGCTATGTCAGCAGATTAGAGATGAATCAGTAATAGTTAAAATATATAAACAAGATGGCGAAAGTCAAGACTGGGAGTTCAACAAAGGTGTCCTTCGGATCAAGGAAACGAGGTAGAGCAAAGAAATCATTTAATAAACACGAAGGGAAACCTAAAAAATATATAGGACAAGGAAGATAAATATAGTCAAGTGACTGAAAGTGGTGGCACCTACCTAAGTGGCATGATTCGGTTAATGGGTAACTGTAGGTTCGAGTCCTACCTTGACTTCTTATAAAAATAACAATTATGGAAAAAGTAGAATTAGAAAACAAGATAGAAAAAGTTCCTAAGACAGTTAAGAAATCAAAGGATGAGTTTACTCAAGACACCTATGATTTTTTGCATCAGGTGTTAGTAGATTTTGCAATAGATACAAAGTATAGACCTAAGTTAAAAGTAATCTTACAAAACTCTAAGGCAGAAACAAAGAATAGCAGTAGCATTTAATAACCAAAAATAAATAACATGGCAGCAGGTAAAGAGAAGATTTTCTTAGGAAGGTCACAAACAATGAAAACGGCATTTGGGGAGTTTAAGAAAGTATCATTCGGCCCAGATGATTTAAAGAAGATGAATGATTTTGCAGCAACTAATAATGGTTGGGCTAATATCCTTATTAAAGAAAAATTACTTCCAGAAACCAAAGATGAATTTGAAAAGAAGTACGTATATAACAAGAAAATCAATCCATCCTTTATCCAAAGATTAAAAGGAATTAAACCTGGAGAGAAACAGGTCGTCAATAAACACGAAGTTGAGAACTTACGTAATATGTTCAACAAGTGGGTTGATTACGAGCCTGGATCTACAGAAGGTTTCCCGACGGTAGAAGAACAAGATATTGAAGTACCTATGTCGAAGAAACAACTTGCTATATACGATTCATTAATGGGTACAGCTCCTCCGTGGGTAGCAGCTAAAGTTAGAAGTAATCTTCCTCCTAACAAACAAGAAAGCGCTCAACTTAATGCCTACTTAACAGCGGCCCGACAAACATCGAATTCTCCTCACGGATACACTACAGAAGAAGTTGATAGTCCGAAAATACAGCGGGCATACGAGGAGTTAAAGAAAATACTTGATGTAGATCCTCAAAACAAAGGAGTGGTATATTCAAACTTTCTTGAGTCTGGTTTAAGTCCGTATGGAGACTTACTTAAAAAAGAGAACATTCCATATGGCGAGATATCAGGAAGAGTCCCTCAAACTACTAGAGATCAGCATGTGAAGGATTACAACGAAGGTAAATTACGAGCATTGTTACTTTCTCCTGCGGCACAACAAGGTCTTAATCTAAAAGGATCTACTCTCATGCAGTTATTAGATCCTGCTTGGAACGAACCTTCATTGGATCAAGCAAAAGCTAGAGCGATTAGATACCAATCTCATGCACATTTGCCCGAGGAGAAAAGAAAGGTTCTTGTACAAGAGTTTCTAGCAACTCGTCCAAAGAGCCTCCTACAAAGAATGGGAGTAGCTGATAAAGAATATGCCGTAGACGAATATCTAAAGAATTTGTCGAGGAATAAAGCAGAGTTAGTAGGACAGTTTGAATCTTTAATGCGGCCACAAGAAAAAATGGCTGGAGTTATCCAATCTATAGAAAACTGGCAAAAATCTAACATGGAAGATGATTCTATGGATGAGGAACAAGTCCGAAAACGGGTTCAAGACCTAATGAAGAAAATGGATATAAAGAAACCTTTTGATGTAACTATATCGGAACATTCTCCGTCCGTAGAAATTCTGCCCCAAAAAGATCAATCAATAAAAAAAATACTAAGATTGTCACCAAAAACATCAGATGCTTTTATTTCTCACGAGCTTGGACACCTAAAAAATTATGATGATGTTGGTGATGAAGAAACTATGAGCATTTTG